ATATTAAAACAGCTAATCATCCCGTAACCGTTATAACTGTTTATGATTCACTTGAAGATAAATTTACTGCATGGGGAATAAAGCCATATAATAATACACAAGATGATGTTACGTATATTCACTGTGCAGATGAAAAAGACCTTTTCATGGCTTTCATACAATTTTTGGAAGTAGATTATCCGGATATTTTATCTGGTTGGAATTCAGAGTTTTTCGATATCCCGTATATTGTAAACCGTTGTCGTCGTATACTGGGTGATGAATGGGTTAATCGTATGTCACCTGTCGGTAATGTCTATAGTAGAACAATCAGAGGTCAGTTCGGTGCTGAGCAGGTAAAATGGTATATCGAGGGTATTTCACTGATCGACTATCTTGACGTATATAAGAAGTTTACTCAAGGTCTCCGTGAGAGCTATAAGCTAGACGCTATTGGTGAGCTAGAGTTAGGTCAGAAAAAAGTTGAGTTCGGTAATATGAACCTTGCGACTTTATCTGATGATGATTGGCAGACGTTTGTTGATTATAATATTCAAGACGTTAGATTACTTAAACATCTCGAGGTAAAACTGAAGTTTATTGAATTATTACGTATGTTAGCGTATACCGGCTTAACTACTTTTGAAGCAGCTATGGGTGCCCTATCTGTAATTAACGGTGCAACAGCTATTAGAGGTAGACGACGCGGTCAACTTATACATACCTTTATACGTAACGAAGATACTGGTAAAAACCCGGGAGCATATGTAGGGGTTCCACTTAAAGGCTTTCAGACTGATATTATATCATTTGATGCTAACTCACTATACCCGAATGTGATGATATCCTTAAATATGTCACCGGAAACTAAGGTAGGTAAGATCGAAGATAAAACAGATAAAGATGTAACTATTCGACATGTAAATGGTAAGACATTTACTCTACCAATAAAAAACTTCGCGAAGTTCGTTAATGACGAGAAGATAGCGATAAGCAAAGCCAATGTACTATTTACGCAAAAGCGTAAAGGTGTTATGCCAGAAATTCTCGATGAATATTATAACAAGCGAGTTGAAGTAAAAAAGGAGCTAACTACTCTTAAGCGAGCGTATAGTAAAAATAAAGACAAAGCTACGAAGGTTAAGATAGATCAGTTAGACGCTAAGCAGTTATGTATTAAGATTTTTATTAACTCAATTTATGGTTATTTTGGTAATAAAAACGCACCTTTTGGTGATGATGATATTGCTAGCTCTATTACTCTTACTGGGCAAGCAGTAATTAAAACGTCTAACGAGCTACTCAAGAAGTATATTACCGAACGCGTAGGTATTGAAGATGCTAAGATATTAAATGATTGCGTGGTTTATAATGATACAGATAGTTCGTATATCTCAATTAAGCCTATTATTGATAATACAGATATTCAATTTACAGGGTCTGATGGTAAGCTTACTGCGGAGTTACATACAGAAGTTCAGAACGTTGAAGATTATCTTAATAAGCATATTAAAACATGGGGAGCAAAGAGTTTAAACTCCGAGGATTGCAGGTTTGTTTTTAAGCGTGAGATAATTGCCGATGTAGGGGTATTCTTAGCTAAGAAGCGATATGTTATGCATATCCTGGATGATGAAGGGATAGAGATGGATAAATACAAGTATACTGGAGTGGATGTCGTTCGTAGTACTATGCCAGCTGCAGTTAAACCGTACGTTAAGAATATCATCGAGATCATGCTGAATACGCGTGATATTACAAAAACAAATAATGTACTAAATGAAGCTTATAAGATATTTAAAGATCTACCGATAGAAGATATCGCGCGCGTATCAGGTATTAAAAATTATGAAAAGTATGCATCTGAATGCGATGGATTTAAGACTGCTAAAGGCATGCCTAATCACGTCAAATCAGCGTATTTTCATAATACGCTCTTACGACGCTTTAATATTGAAAATGAATACGAGTCAATTGGTAGCGGTGATAAGGTAAGGTATTTTTATGTACAGAAGCCAAATGCTTATAATGTAGATAGTATCGCATATAAGTATTATTACCCTGATGAATTTAAGAAATGTTTTCACGTCGACTATGAAAAGATGTTTGATAAAATTATCTTTTCAGCTATCCAGCCGTTCTATGAAAATGTTAACTGGGCAGTACAAAAGCCCGGGTCACTTACTCAGACAAACTTATTAGAACTTTTAAGTTGATTATAAGGTAGGTATACTATAATATATAGATATGGAAGAACAAACATATATTACATTCATTGATAACGCCGGGCGCTCGATTTTTGGAGCTCTCGCAGAAGCAACCGAGAACGCAATTAAGGTGCAAAACCCTGTAATGATTGGAGTGCAGCAACAAGAGAACGGTCAACTTTCTGTTCAACTTTTTCCGCTCTTCTTTGCAGAGTTCGTAACACCTGCAGGTGATGGAGAATCGCGTAATAACTATTTTACTTACGATAAAGCTGCGATCGCGATTGGTGAAGATTTTGAAGTAGATCCGCGTATTTCTGCTCAATACGAAAAGATTGTGAATCCAGTTCTTGTACCGACAGATGCTCCAGCTGATGACGGTGAAGTTATCAAGTTGTTTGATGACTAGTTAGAACCTGTTAATAAAACAAATAATACAGTCGCTGAGTAATCGGAGACTGTATTTTTTTGTATATTTTTTATTGCAAACACGTGTAATGTACATTAATATATATATATATGAGTAACTGGGACAGCAAAGTCGGTGCAACGTCGTTTAGACCACCGAGTGATACATCTTCTTATTTTGATAAAGTAACATCAGAAACTGAGCAGAGATTGCGTAATGAAATTACGCAGCAAGTAAGAACTGACGCTAATAATGTTATACATGGCATTGTAACAGGGAAAGATGGCGAGATTAACGACCTTAAACAGGTAATAGATGGTTTAGAGGTTAAAATTAAACAAAAACAGCAAGAGATTGAATCGCTAAAGAGAGAAAAAAGACATTTTGCAATACCAGAAGAGGTAGAGTTCAGAGCGGAAACCCCAACATCCGCAATTGATGCAGATGTAGATACATTTATATCTCATATTTTAAAAATTATAAAAAGAGGTGATAATGGCATCGCATTTAATAATAAGGAGCAAGAAAAAGTACGCAAGGTTGTTGCCGTATGGAAAGGATTTCTCGAGGAATATAAATGGAAGAGTAATTATATTTCGGTAAAAATAAAGAAGCTACTTAAAGATACGGAGCAAATCTTAAATGATGATAACAGTATGTAGTTATAGTGTTTGAATTAACGTAGATTTTTATAGTGAATGAACGTTAATTATTATTAAATAATATTATGACGTACGTTAAAATATCTGACCTTAGCTTTGCTCAAACTTTAACCGGTAATGAAATATTACCGGTAGTGCAGAATGGTACGTCGTATAAAGTATCAGTTAGTGCTGTTGGAGGTGCAGGTGGTGATACGGAGAATATTAATGGTTGCTGCAATGATATTAGTACCGGTAGTAACTATAGTAGCATTGTAGGCGGTAAATATAACGATGTTTATGGTAACTGTAGTTTTATAGGTGGCGGTTCTACTAATGCATTATCAGCTGATTTTGGGTTTATAGGTGGCGGTAATAGTCATAAAGTGTATAGCCCGGGAGGTATAATCGGTGGAGGTTCGCAAAATCTAATTGATATAAATGGTTATATCGATACTATCGGTGGTGGTAACGGTAACAGTATACGTCCTAGTTTTAAAAACTCATTCATTGGTGGAGGGTACGGTAATGCGATGTCTAATGTCAGCCCGGATCGCTTTTGTGCATCTACTGCGTCACGGTTTAATAGTATAGGTGGTGGTAATCAAAATGCTATAGGGGGATTTTGTTTTACAAAATGTGCACATTCGAATACCATTGCCGGTGGTAAATACAACGGTATAGGTGGTATAGAATTACAGTTGTTCCCTAATGAGAATTGTACATCAAATTATAATTTTATAGGCGGTGGTTATTCAAACGGTGTAAATGGACACTTTTCTGGTATTACTGCAGGTAGCTGTAACAGGATACATGCAAACCTCTCCGGTGCATTTATTGGAGGTGGTTATAGTAATACTATACGTAATGTAGATGGTACTGAGGGTGGAGATTATTCATCTATTGTTGGTGGTAAACAAAATCAACTGTCAGCTGATTTTGGATTTATCGGCGGTGGATGGGGAAATACTGTATCATCAGCGTGCGGTACTATTGGTGGTGGTTATGGCAATTCATTGAGCAGTGTTGGTGGGTTTATCGGGAGTGGTTTAAACAATACAGTAAAAAGTGGATTAGCCACCGACTTCAATACGGGTCAATTACTACCCGTACCGGCAATAATTGTAGGTGGTCAACGCAATAAAATATTAAATTCAACTTCCAGTTTTATAGGCGGCGGTGATGCTAATAAAATCGCCGGCTATGCCGCATGCGCCACCGGTAATATCATAGTAGGTGGTTATGGCAATCAGAATATAGACGGTTTCCAAAGTGTTATAATTGGAGGCACTCTTAATACTTTAAGTGGTAATAACATCGACCGCGACAGTAACTCTAGAAACCTTATAGGTGGAGGCTGCCAGAATACAATAATAGGCCATGGTAATGAGAGCTCACAACACAATGCTATTTTAGCCGGGTCAAACAATCAAATTGGACCAGAAACTGAACCTGGCGAGAAAATGTTGGACAGTGTAATTGCTGGTGGTAAATTTAATCAAATTATAACTTGCGGTGCTAGCACCACCAGCTTTATAGGTGCAGGACAAGGTAATAGTTTAACCGGTACGAATTTTGCAGGTAATAGTCTTTTTGCTAACGTAAGTGGTTTAAATAATGCTGTTGTTGCAGGGTATGATGTTGATATTTACGGATGTCAGAGTTTTATTGGCTCTGGATTTTTAAATACAATTTGCGGTGACTACTCGTCAATCATAACAGGTTGTAGTAATAATAATAATCATAATAACTCGCATATTGTAGGTTCAGATATAACAACTGTTTCTGGTAATATGCTTCATGCAAATACGTTATATTTAAGTGCTGCAGCTTTACCGACGACCGATCCTGGTGTATCTGGGGTTGTCTGGAGAGACGGTACAGATTTAAAGATAAGTTTATAAATATAATAAAAAAATGATTAAGTCAAATAAAAAATATATTAAAAGTTTAAATCCTTGCGATACCGGTAAAGATAATTTATTTAAGCAGCTCTTAGGTTTAAATGAAACTGTAGAATTTAATCTACTTATAGCTGATTTTAAAGATGTTCTCTGGGCTTTAATACAATCAGAAATTGGTAGGAATGTAATTTCCGATATACTTTTAAAATATCACGAATCTTTGCAGGTTAGTAAATATAAACGAAAAGTGTATAGAATTATGGTAAGATTTAATGCTAATAATAATATAGAGAATTTATTTATTTTAAATAAAGACGATAATAATTTTGAAAATTACTTCAAGACAGAATGTAACAGTTTAAACATATCTTTAACTAATTAATAAAAATGGCTTACGTAAAAATATCTGATTTAAATTTTGCTCAAACTTTAACAGGTAATGAAATATTACCGGTAGTGCAAAATGGTACATCGTATAAAGTATCAGTTAGTGCTGTTGGTGGTACCGGTGATACGGAAAATATTAACGGTCGATGCAATGATATTAGTACCGGTAGTAACTATAGTAGCATTGTAGGCGGTAAATATAACGATGTTTATGGTAACTGTAGTTTTATAGGTGGCGGTTCTACTAATGTATTATCAGCTGATTTTGGGTTTATAGGTGGCGGTACTGGTCATATTGCATATTCAATAGGTGGCTTTATAGGCGGCGGCTCAGGTAATGATACATGTCCTAATACATGCCTTGATACTATCGGTGGTGGTAACGGTAATGTAGTTGATTCAGGATTTAAACTTTCATTTATTGGCGGCGGTAAAAGTAATTTTATGGAAACCGGCAACGCTTGTGCAAGTGCAGATTCAAGTTTCAATAATCAAGGTAACACAATCGTCGGTGGTAATCAAAATTCAATAGGCACAAAAGGTAACCCTCTAAAGGGGTTACCGGGAATGACAAAAGCTTTATGTCATAATACTGTTGTAGGTGGTTATTTGAACAAAATTTCTAAATTCGGGACAATAGCTAACCCGCTATCAGCTGAAGATTTAGAATCAAAATATAGCTTTATAGGCGGCGGTGTAAATAACGGTATAAACGGTAACTATACTGCTATAGTTGGCGGAAGTAATAATAAAGTATACTCCGGTGTAAAAGGTGGTTTTGTAGGAGGTGGAGTATACAATACTATACGTAATGTAGACGGTACCGCGGGTGGAAATTATTCATCTATCGTTGGTGGTTGTTGTAATAATGCTACCGGTAATTGTTCGAATATAGGCGGCGGTACGCTTAATACATCTAGTGGTGATGTTGCAACTATAGGCGGCGGTGGGGTTAATAATGCTAGCGGTGCTTGTTCAACTATAGGTGGTGGTATACAAAATACAGCTAGTGGTGATCGTTCGAACGTAGCTGGCGGCGGGGTTAATTATGCTACTGGTATTGGTGCAACCATAGCTGGTGGCTTTGTTAATTATGCTATTGGTAATTGCTCGAGCATAGGTGGAGGTGTAAACAATAGAGCTGATGGTTTTGCTGCAACTTTAGGTGGCGGAGGTGATAATATAGCTAGTGGTTGTTATTCAACTTTAGCTGGAGGTGTAGACAATACAGCTAATGGCTGTAGATCAACTGTAGCTGGAGGTATACAAAATACAGCTAGTGGTATTGCTTCAAACGTAGGCGGTGGTAGAAAAAATACAGCTAGTGGTAATTATTCGAATGTAGCTGGTGGTTGCAATAACAATTTATCTGCATCGTTTGGTTTTATTGCTGGTGGGTGTTCTAATAATTTAAAAACAGGACATAGTAACTCGCAAATACTCGGTTCAGATATAACAACTGTTTCTGGTAATATGCTTCATGCAAATACGTTATATTTAAGTGCTGCAGCTTTACCAACGACCGATCCTGGTGTATCTGGGGTTGTCTGGAGAGACGGTACAGATTTAAAGATAAGTTTATAAATATAATAAAATGGCCTTTCCACCTCCACCAATTAAGCTGTTTAAAAACGATTTAAACAGGTCGAAGAATGTAACTAAATATAGATACAAGATACCTGGTCTAGGTTCATCGCCGGATTCATCAGTTATAACAATACCTTCATTAGATCCATTTAATAATGAAATTGTATTTTTTGAAACACAAATTGATTTTACCGGTTCAGGTAATGGTCTTGTAACAGAGGATGGGAGATTATATGGAAATTCTATATTAGGCGAACCGGTATTATCGTTAAATGGTAATCCTTTTTATTCAGGTGCGACATTATCTGCAACAACGAGATATTCTCAAAAAAGCTTATATTTTGTTGATAATTCATTCAAATCTAAAAGTATAAATTTTGACTTTTTGTTAGATGGAGCTAAAAATTATAGCTTAAGAAGAGATTTTTATAATACAAGCGGAGTCGAAACAACAAGCACATATGCTATTTCAGTATTTGATTTTAATAATTTAAATGTAGTTTTATCAACTAACACGCTATCTGTCATAGGTGGCACTGATGAAAATATACAAATAAAGATTACTAACAGTAAACAATCCGGTAATATAGTAGATGGTAAAACTAATTTTAAAGTAGACTTCGGAGCTAATGGAGATAGAAATGAAAGTTCTATTTTTTCAAATTTATTGAATATAGAAACTGTTAATTATACGTATACGGAATCTTTTACTGGAACAAATACATTGACATTATCTACTATTAGAAATGATGGTTTTGCGAGTGATTTAATTACCACTACTTTAAACGTAAATGTATTAATAGCGTTTACATTCAGTTTTAATGCAATTACAAGGAATAATATATCAACTACTTGGAATACTATTTCTGGTGTAGATAATCCAAATAATATTGAAGATAAATATAGATTTCTGACTTTTGATAGTAATAAATTATTATCAGGTGCATGGAATACTGAATGGTGGGGGTATAGTGCGAGAGATATTTATAATTTCTCCGGTACTAGTTATAGTATGAGAGGTACTAGTGGTAATAAAGATGAAAATAATATTACACTTATAACACCGAAACATGGTATATGTAACTCACACTGGGGTAGTAGTGAAGATCCTAATGTAGGAGATTCAGCTTTCTTTTATGACCATACTACAGGAGATTCAGTTTCAGCAGAAGTTATATCGGTATCAGCAACTGGAAGAAGCGATATAACTATGGTAAAGTTTGATAGAGATTTAACTCAACAAGGTAATATTAAGGTTTATAAATTACCTAGATTTGACGGTATAGGCAGTAATTATAGTGCAGTATTAGACAATAAATTAGCAACACTAACGCAAGGCGGTAATGGACCGTTCGGTACCGGTGAAACGGATTGTTTTGCTGGTCTTGGTTGTAGTGGTAAATTAAATCAAAGTTATGGTGGTATTGCAGCTGGTAATTATTTTGAAACAAAAAATGCAAGAACATCGCTAGCTTCTGTATCTTCTGTTTTCAGTAATTCGTTCTTCGGGTTAAGTAGCTTTAACGTAGGTGATAGTAGCAGCCCGACGTTTATAATTTATGATAATGATATTTTATTATCATCAACATTATATGCTACGAGTAGTGATTTAACCATTGGTCCAGGATATGGTTTATCTGCAATACAAGCTGTATTATCTTCAGGGTTAATTGAATTAGGTAACAGCGAAGGTTATGAATTATCTACTGTAAGAATTTATTAAATAAATTTTTCAAATGGAAGTTTTTTATTGATATACGCTAATTATATACTATAATCGTATATATGAGTAAAGAAATTGACGATATTTTATCTGTAATTGATAAGACAAACCCGTACGCATCATTCTTAAATGACAGTGCAATTAGCAATGTGGATGGTTGGTTAGATACTGGTTCGATGGTACTTAACGGTATTGTTTCAGGTTCACTATTTGGTGGCATCCCAAAAAATAGAATGACTCTTTTAGCTGGACCGAGCATGACTGGTAAGTCATTTATCCTTCAGAAGATTTTAGCTAACGCTCAAAAGGAAGGTCTAATTCCAGTTATTTTTGATAGTGAAAACGCTATTGATAAAGATGGTGCAGAAGCTCTTGGACTAGATGTTAGTAAAGTTAAATATGTACCGGTTTTTAGTATTGAAGAATGCCGTAATACAATTTATGACTTCTTAATGAAAGTTAAAGAAAAGGGGCAAGAAGGTAAGTTCATTATCGCAATTGACTCTCTCGGCAATATGGAAAGTCAGCTACAGATTGGTCGAATGACTAAAAATAATGTAAGTGCTGATATGGGTAGTAGAGCTAAAGCAATGAAAACTCTTCTTAGAACTTGTACTCAACTATCTGGATTAACAAAGACAACTATTCTAGCTACTAATCATATCTATGAAGACCCTGCAGCGATGTTTCCTACTCTAGTAAAAGCAATGCCAGGCGGTACAGCTGCTGTATACTTACCATCAGTAACTATTCAATTAGCTCGTAAGCCGGTTAAGGAAGATAAAAATACTGACGGTAAATTAGCCGTCGGTCAAAAGAGCTATTCAGGTGTTATTCTACGAGCGCTGACCGTTAAGAACCGCTTTATTAAACAATATTTACAGGGCGAAATGTATCTATCTTTTGATAAGGGTCTAAACAAATATTACGGTCTATTAGACTTAGCAGTAGGTCTAGGAGCAGTTACTCAAACAGGTGCAACGTATCAATTACCAGATGGTAAAAAACTCGGTTATTACTCAAAGTGGAAGGATGATACGGAACTCTGGGATAATACTATTATACCTGTCATTGAAGAAAAGATTAAACAGGAGTGGGCGTATAGTAATAAATCTGAGGAAGAGGAAATTATTCCTGATGAAGTAATCGATGAAGTTCCAGATGAAGTAGAGGGGGAAGAAGTTTAATAATGCAAAATAAAAAAGTTATAGTTACGTTATCTGGAGGCGCTGATTCAGCAGTATTGCTTTATAAAGCTGCTGAGCAATATGATGAAGTACATACTGTTACATTTGATTATGGTCAGCGACATGAGAGTAGAGAGGTAGGAGCTTCTGAGAAGCAATTATTAAATGCAAGTGTAGATTACCCGAATGTAACTTTTACTAACAAGTTACTAGATGTAAAATACATTAAAGATATTGCACCTACTTCATCTCTTACAAATAATGATATAGAAACACCTAATGTAAAAGATATTATGGGTGAAGCGCAGCCGAAGAGTTACGTTCCATTCCGTAATTTAATGTTCATAAGTATATTAGCATCTTATGCTGAAGCAATAAAAGCGTCAGAAATTTGGTATGGTGCTGCTGAGGCAGATAGCTTAGCTGGTTACTGGGATGGCTCTGCAGAGTTTGTTGATGAGATGAATAAATTAACATCACTTAATAGAGAATATAAAGTAACGCTCGTTGCTCCTCTTATTAAAATGTCTAAGAAGGATATTATATTAGATGGTGTTTCTTTAGGTGTTAACTTTAAAGATACATATACTTGTTACTCTGGTGAATACCCTTGTGATGCTGAGTCTGCTAGTAGCAGCTTACGGTTAAAAGGCTTTATAGATGCTAAGCTAAAAGATCCTCTTTTATATAAACAGCAAGATAAGCTAGACGCTGTATATGAAAAGAATGATTGTAAGACAATTGTAAAATAAGTAAAAAAAAAGGTATGAAATATTTCATACCTTTTTTTATTTGTATTTAAAATACTTTAGTAGCCGTGTGTATGGCGCCTTTGCTGTGCATATAAGTTTTGAACTCGTTGTCTCTCTTGAACAGCAAGATGTTGATTAATCTCTAATTGAGACATCTTAACCTCTTCAGCTTCTTCTCTCGCTTCTGCAGGAGCTGTTGACATATACTGGCTGGTTGAAAACTCTTCATCTTCTCCTCCTTCTCTTTTTCTGAAGTAGAATTTTTGAAGTGTATTGTATCCCCATTCATCAGGATTAAAGTTTTCGAAATTTTGTACCATTTCAAATTCTTCAGGTGATAGAATAGATAATTCCTCAAGCGGTGTGTTGTCGAGATTTGCCTCTTCATCTTCATAATGATCAGCAACTGCTCTTGCATGAGATTGACCAGCTCTTTCTTGCTCTTTCTTCATCGCTTTAGCAATAGCTTCCCCTCTACTCTTTTCATATTCAGAGATTTCACCATCATCGTCTAAATCAGCTTTTTCAGCGTCAATCTCTTCATCACTATAAGGGCAGTTTTCAGCATCTTCTTGCTCATACTCTGGATAATTACCAACTTCTCTTGGGTCCTGTCTTACTTCATCATGTACATTACCCTTTTCATACTCTTCATCTTCCTTCTGAGCTTGCATATCTTCTAGATTTGTTTCAATGACATCCATTGTATCAACAAGATATTGACGAATAACATTATATTCTTCGAAGTCAGCAATATAATCTAAGAATTTTTCAAACTGAGATAAATTATCAATTTTTGCAACCGCATCAGCAACATTATCAAGAGCTTCTTGCGATACATCTTCTTTTTCAAGTTGTGAAATAACACTACCAACAGCAGTTCTAAGAAGTAGTTTTTCATCTGATACATCATCACCAGCATCAAACTCATCTTGCTTTTTAGCGATTGCATCTGTAGTAGCATCTGCAATTTCTTGAGCTGTTAATTTGCTATAATCTTTTCTAACATACCCTTCTGCTCTCTTAGGCCGCACGCCTTTACCTTGTCTTAAAGTAGCAGCTGTATTTAGAAATTGTGAAACTCTATCTAAGCCGGTATCTGTCTTTTCAGCTGAATATTGTTCAAAACCTGCTCCAATTGTATCAAGTAGCTCAGGCTTTTCAGTTGCGATCTGACCGACAATCGCATTTACGTCTTTTGCACTTGGTTTTCTTGTCTCAAAACCAGCTGGTACCACTTCAGGGTAATTATCTTGCAAGAACTTAAAGAAAAATAGACGAGCATCTCTATAAGGTAACCCGATATTTAACTTCTTCATTTTATTCATTACAGGTTTAAGAGTCTTTGCGATACTCTCTTCAACCAAGTCGCCAGAAACGTAGCTCTGCGTATTTTCATTAATAATAGTCGGTTTTGTTGCCCATGAGATAAAGTTCATATTAATATTTATTGATTTTTAATAAATTTCTACTATAATATGTAATATAATGTGCGGTATATACATGTCAAATAATTTATCGATGTTCGAAGTATTAGAGCAAGCCAATAGAAAGAGAGGAAATTTTTCTACTGGGGTCTTTCATGCTTATAGAGCATCATCATATAAGGTTGTAAAGAAGCGCTTCTTTACATCGGTTGTAAAGAAGCAGGGTGGTATTGACTGGGATGAAGTAAAGCTACCTAGCGATAATTCTAGCAACTTTATATACCTAGGACATAATCAAGCTCCTACAAGCAGTGCACGGGAATGGAAAGAAGAGACCTCTCACCCATTCTGGTACGGTGATTGGGTTGTAGCTCATAACGGGGTTTTAACAAATTATGAAGAGCTTATTGATGAATATCTACCAATGCATGATAGCCCCGTCGATAGTAGTATTATACCTGCATTATTAGATGAATTTGAATATAATCATGGTCCATGCGAGGATGCAGATACAGAGATACAGAATATTTTATATACAATTGAAAAACTTAAAGGTACTTTTGCTCTTTGGATTGTTAATATTAGAACGATGAATGTTTATATAGCTAGACAGGGTAGTACGCTTTTCTATAATGATTCTAATGTATCGTCTGTAAAGGGAGATGGATATAAAGAAGTAGAGGAGGGCATACTTTACAGTTATACGTCCGAGGGACTAGTAGAGCAAGATAATTTTAAGTACGATTCACCATTTTTAACATTATGAGACATATAGCATTATTTTCACAAACCGGTTCCGAGGTAGCAAATCTTATTGATCAAGGATTTACCCCGACTACAATATTATTTGATCAAAAAGATGATACTAAAATTGATAGTAGACTTAATACTGATGAGATAGGCCATCAAATTGTAAAGAAGAATGTTAAGAACGTACAGTATTTGAGAGATTGTTTTGGTGACCCGTCAACATGTTTTATTACGTTGCATGGATGGCTTAATATCATCCCGAAGGAGATATGTAAGGAGTATGAAATTTATAATGGTCATCCTGGGTTAATCACAGTATACCCAGAGCTTAAAGGTAAAGATCCGCAGGTACGTGCCTTTGACGGTAATTACCCTATTGTAGGATCAGTTATTCATCGAGTTACACCGGGTGTTGATGAAGGAGAAGTCTTAATGTCGACGCATGAATATAATAATTGCAATAACATAGATCAAATGTTTGAGATGTTAAAGAGTTTATCTCTTTCTTTATGGGTTGATTTTTTCGATAATAGATACGATAATAACGTATGGGAGAGTTAAAGACAACAGGAAAACCACGACAGTTTGAAACTGGTGCACAACGTGATTGCGGTGAAGGTAAGTTGAGGATGAGTTTAGTACCAATAAAGCCACTGCAGTCTGTTATGATGAGATATCTTCAAGGAGCCGAGACATATGGGGAAAATAATTGGAAGAAAGGTATGAACCACTCTGTATTATATGACAGTACTATGAGACATTTAATGGGAGATTTCACTGGGGATGAAAGTGAAGATCATCTCGGAGCTGCATTATGGAATATCATGGGTATGATCTGGAATAGAGAAAACAAACCTGAATTAGACGATCGCAAGGATTATGAATAACATAAAGATTTATACAGCTGTAAAAGGTAAGAAAGAAACTACACCTCTCTATAAATCTTTAAATCGCGTTTTAGTAGATTATGGTCCAATAATGCCGTTTGATGTACATTACGAAGAGAATAATACTAGGAGCTTGCAAATTTGCTATAATACTTTCTTAGAAGATGCTAAGCAGAATGATATTGATATTGCTGTTTTTATACATGATGATGTTTTTATTAATACAAGAGACTTGCGATCTCGTCTGCAGGATAGCGCGAACCGATATACAGTATTTGGGCTAGCTGGAGCTACTTCCTGTAAAATTGGTAACCCTGCTTTATGGCATCTTATGTCAGAGAGAAAGGATCAGAGAGGTTGTGTAGCTCACGGGAATGAAGAGTCGTATATGTATACTTCCTTCGGGCCTATCCCTAGCAGATGTTTAATTATTGACGGGGTATTCATTGGTATTAATATAAAGCAGTTACCTGAAGAAGTAAAATTCGATGAGACATACCCATGTAAATGGCACTATTACGATTTAGATTTCTCACTTGAATGTAATAGGAACAATGTTAAAATAGGCGTGGTTGATATACCCGTCATACACTCAAGTCCCGGGTTAACGAATCCTGATAAAGAGTTTTATGACGGTCAACATTACTTTATTAATAAATGGAAAAAATAGATTTAGATTATTTCGAGAAAGTTATTGTATATAAAAGCTTGACAGATGAAAAATACCTGGCAGATATTATAGGTCATATTGACCCTGCTCTTATAGCTAATAAAAGCATTAAGACTATTTTCACTATCATTAAGGACTTTTATAATAAGCGCGGTACCCCGCCTACAGTAACTGAACTTAAAACATACCTCGTCAATGATGAAGTGAAAGATGCTTTTAGAGTTGTTGCTGGTACCTTTAATGAGATTGACAAAAAACTTAATAAGGAAGAACTCCTCGAAAATACCGAGAGATATCTTAAAGAACGCGCAATCTACCATACTATGATGGATGTAGCCGAAGATATCACATCCGGAAAAGTTGATACGAGTTATATTTTAGAGAGGTTCGAAAAGAGCTGCCGTATTAATCTTAAAGATGATATCGGGTTAGATCTATTTAAAGATATTGATAACCTCGTAGATGAAATCACGACTGATCAACCAGTAATACCATCTCTCTGGCCATGGCTAGATGAAAAGCTTGACGGGGGATTTCGAGCAAATGGCAGAGCGTTTTATGTTTTTGCTGGTCAGACAAACGTCGGTAAAAGTATCTTCCTAGGTAATATTGCTGCTAATATGTGCCGGCAAGGTAAAAATGTCGTTATTATCTCTCTAGAAATGAGTGAGATAATGTACGGGTGCCGCGTTGCGTCTGATATAACTAGAATACCAATAGCGAACTTAAAAGACGAAGCTGTTACTCTTAAGCATACTATTAATGAGATTGGTGAAACGCCATCAAACGGTAAAATCTTAATTAAAGAGTTTCCACCGAATACTATTAGCGCACAACAAGTTGCGAGTTATATTAAAACAGTTCAAATGCAAGGTATACATATCGACGCTATTGTTCTAGACTATATTAATCTCATCCGAGGTTCGATGAATTCAAATCTTTATGAGCGTATTAAGACTGCCGCTGAAGAAATCAGAGCTCTAACATATAAGTTTGAATGCCCTATCATTAGCGCTACCCAGCTTAACCGTACAGGGTACGATGTAGAAGCGCCGAAACTAGATAGTATTGGGGAAAGTATTGGTCTAGCTGCGACATCTGATGTAATCGTGGGCATTACACAGAGTGATGAAGATAAGGAGCTCAGTATAATCAATTTACATATGATGAAAAATCGTTTTGGACCGAATTTTGGTAGTAATCAAATGCGAATTGATTTTAATACTCTTACTATTAGCGAGGATGAAACGTTAAATGATGATGACGGTGATTTAGGGGGAGCAGCTAATGCACTCGATATGTTGAGTAATTAAAAAAAGGAACTAAATAATTTGTAATGTCCAAGCACGACACAGTACAAATTATTAAGAAGTTTATAACCGATTATACATCAACGCTAGCTTACTTTAAAGAGTCAGATTTATATAAAGGTAGCGTTGTACTTGGCGGTACGAGTTATAATATCTTAGGAGCCTTTTTTTCAGTAAACCCGCATTCTATTGCTAATAAAGCACTAGAGGACCATGGAGGTGATATTATATTTTTAATTAATATTGAAAAAAACGTAGTTCTTATGAGAAAGAATAAAAACTGTGGTATCGATCTAGGTAAGCTAGCCAAGCAGCTCTCTTCCGGTGGTGGTACGTCTGATGTAGCGGGGTGTATATTAAACGATACGATTATTAATATAACTAAACTTTTACAGCCATGTTAGTCGAAACACCTACACAACAAATCGAGGAAGCAGAATTTGCTCATGCTTTTCTTTCATTCTGTACTCTAGTATCTCTATTAAACGGTAAGAAGATGAATTATCCAACAGTGTTTTTGAAGATATTGGAAAATAAAAAAATTCGCGAACTTTATATGGAGCATATCCATGAAGATAGTGAATTTGCAGCAATTCGAAAATTTATCGATATGGAGCCATCGATTACAAAAAGTAAATATATAACAAAGTACTTGAATAAGTTAAAAACGCCTCTATTATAGATGTGTGGATGAATTTGAGAAAAATATTTACAATACGTATTTAGCGGTATCGAGGTCTGTTGTTAGTAAGCCCTTCCGCATACGTCGAAACTTTAAAGATTTTGAGCAGAAGCCCGAATATGCAGCTGTAGTAAAGCTGAGTAAATTTTTTAAGAAACATAAACAGGTCAATATTAAAAGCTTCTTCGAAGCTCCTTTTTTTGTATATGGAGATGATCATTTCGATTTAAGTTTTTTCTGCTCTTATAAAGCAATTAGTGTATATACAAAATACAACGACAACTTCTTAGTCGATAATCCTGGAAGTAAAGTTTGTTTACAAAAGATAAAAGATAGTATTATTTTTATTAGTAATTACTGTAAACAGCAAGATATAAACATTAATTATTATATAGCTCATAAGGAGCCCGGTGCACTATATAATGCATTTTTAAATCATTTAAAAAACAGGCAAATAAATGTGTATATTTTATTTGCCTATTCACAATTTGATAGTATAATAACGTTGTTAGATTATAATATCAAACAAACATTCTCACCGTCATTAGCTCGAATAAAATATTTGAGAACAAAACTATACACGGCTAACCAAACAAAAAAAAATATCGATATGTTTAAAACGTATCTTGAAAAACAAAAAAAATAAAATATAATTAAATCATGAGTAATATAACAAAATCAATGTTCGAATCCATTCGCGGTGCATTAGCAGCTGACGAAGGTAAATCATCAAATAATGCCAATATCCTGCGCACTGAACCGGGCAATACTTACACGGTACGACTTCTACCGTTCGCTGCAGATCCGTCGAAGACGTTCTTTCATTATTTTCAACATGGTTGGAATAGCTTTTCTACAGGTCAGTATGTAGCAGCGATCTCGCCTCAGACGTTCGGTGACCGTGACCCAATTGCAGAAACCCGCTATAAATTTTACAGGGGTAATGATGAAGAAAAGGCGATCGCAAGTAAGATTATGCGTTCCGAAAAATGGCTTGCTAATGTTTATGTTGTAAATGATCCTGTTAACCCGGATAATAACGGTAAAACTATGGTTCTACGTTACGGTAAACAATTACATAAAGTTATCGCTAGCGCTATTGACGGTGAGGATGCCGGTGATCTTGGTCCTCGTATCTTCGATCTCGGACCTGATGGTGTTAACTTTAAAATTATTGTTGAGAAGCAAGGTGATTTTCCGACGTATGTTTCGTCAAAGTTTACCTTTCCTACTGAGATTAAAGGTCTCGCAGAAAGTGATCACGAAAAAATCTATAAAAGCGGTGTGGAGCTCAACTCAATCTTCCCTATTAAGAGTTATGATGAACTTAAAGAGATGGTTAATGAGCATATTCTCTGCGAAGATGCCGACTCGCAACGTAGCGAGGCAGCTCCTGCTCCTGTTGCAGTACCTACATCTGCACCAGCTACTGCCGCACCAGTTCCAGTAGCTGCTGCAACAACCACAGCTTCAACCGATGATAGTGACATTCAAGATCTACTTGACGGTCTAGATATCTAATACATATGGAAGATCAAGAACAGGTCCCGCCAAGTAGCTTCGAGAGACAGCTTACCCCAGAAGAAGAAAAAGCGGTGCTTATTAACTTCATGGGTAATACCTACGGTGAAGTTAAGAAGTTAGATAGTAACGTCGTCGGTAATTCAACGTCGCTCGGTAATCGCAGCGACGGTATCAAACAGCATCTAGAACATGTTGTAAAGTCTAACGCAGCTAATACCCCGGTAAATACGCTACCTGTTCAAGCTCAACCGGTACAGCAGCCAGTCGAAGCTGTACCGGTTGTACCTCCTCCACTGGTGCAGCCCGGTTCATCGACGGTAAATGAAGTACATTCCCAGCAAGATGATAATCAACTAACCTTCAGTTTTGATGTAAACGAGAAAGAAGAATTATTTACATTAATCGAAAAGGTATTAACTAGGTTAGATAAATTGCATCGTAAAGTGGATGATCTTGTAGAAAGTGGTAAAAATAGCAAAGTCACTTCTTTACCGATCAAGAAGCGAACAAAAAAAAAATCAGTTGAACCAAAAGAGGAAACATAGTATAATTGAGGCAATATATGGCATATTTAAAACTAAAAAATAAGAAAGACTTCATTACTAACTTTCTCGGACCTATATCAAATCTAAATGATATGTGCGTTCTTAAAGTTACTAACAACAACATCTCCTGTACAATTGCAGCAGCCGATTCGACTGTTGTATGTAGAGCTGATTTAGAATGCGAAGTTGATATTGGGTCAGTAGAATCTGTTACTCTAAATATACCTGATATTAAAAAGCTAATTAGAGTATTAGATATTGTACCAGAAAATGAGATATCTATAACAATAAACGATAATAATATTTCCTATAGTAAGAGTGGGTATAAGTTTAGATATCATGTTCTCGACGATGGTATTATTAAACTACCTAATATTAATGTTAATAAGATTAATAACCTGGAGTTTCATACTAACTTTAAAGTTACCGAAAAAGATCTAGGAATGCTATATAAGGGTAGTTCATTTACTACTGAAACATCTAAGCTTTACATCTTCCAGGAAGGTGAAGGTATCTCCGGAGAGTTAGGTGATAAGAATCGTCATAATACAGATAACTTCGTATGCGTGTTAAGTGAAACCTATGAAGGTAATACTTTATCAAAACCTCTCGCAGTTAACTTTGAATCATTTAGATTATTAAGTTTTGGTGGCAGTCGTGAAGTTAATTTTAGAGTTAACCAAGATATGGGAATCATTACATGCGCACTGAAAAAAGGCAGTACATCATTGATTTACGTTGTATCTGCATTAATTAATTAATATGTTAAACAAAGACGGTAGACTCAAAGAGAAGAGAATCAGTAATAAGCTTAAAACAGCTGGTTATACTATTAAGAGATTAAAGGATAATGGCTTTGTTGTATTTAAGATGTTCAACGCCTATAGTACTGTTGATCCACGTCGATGGACGATCATGATTAATCCCGGTGATGCATCTGTTTATATGACATGCCATCATAATAAAGATAATCTAAATGAGGTATTATTTGAGTTAGATGATGGTGGTAACAATTTTAACCGAGGCTTCTTTGTTAAGACAGATAGTATCGAAGTTATCGTTAATGAGCTTATATCTAAAGGAGTTAATAACGACCCATCAAAAAATCCATTTAGTAAACTTAAATAATCACATGGATGACGAATCCTTAGAATCGAACGAGTGTAATGATGAAAATTCAAGCACTGTCCCGCCTCTCTCTACACTACCAGTAGATGTAAAGGTAGATAAAGTAATTCAAGATGCAATACGCCTAATCGTCAAGGAGCAACTTAGTAAAGAAAGTGCGGATACAGATATTGATGCAATGATAGCAACATGCGCTGAATTTATGAAAAGCTTTATTATAATGGGCTATGATTTTGACGATAATGCAATTGCCCCTATATTCTATGCTAAAACAGATCTTGAAGCGGACGCGTTATCTCACTATATGCAGCAATATTTTGTCTCTTCTATGAAACATGGTGGTTGATTTTCTGCATATATATTATATAATAGTTATATGAATATAGCTGTACTCGGATCAGGGTTTATTGGTAAATATCTTAATAGTTACCTTTCAGATAACCATCTTACATACCTTCTTAACCAGACGGATGATCAGTATCACGTATCACATCGTCTTAGAGAATTTATTAAAACGCATAGAATTGATGTTGTAGTTAATACATGTGGATATACAGGTTACCCTAACGTAGATGCATGCGAAGATAATAAAGCTTCATGTACATTATATAACATTACAGTACCGCTAGTAATTGAAGAAGAGTGTAAAGCTGCAAATGCTAAATTTATTAACGTGAGTTCTGGTTGTATATATACCGGTTACGATAAAGATTATGTAGAAGATGACGAACCTAATTTTGGTATATATAATCCCGATTCTAGTTTTTATAGTAAGACAAAGCATTTAAGCGAGATGTTTTTAGATAAAGACTTTACTAATATTATTCGTATTAGAATGCCAGTTACAAGTAAGATGGACCATAAGAATCTTCTTTCTAAATTAAACAAATACGATAATATTATTGACTTTAAGAATAGTAAAACTGATGTGGTTAAATTATGTCAGTTTATTGAAGTAGTAGTAGAGAATTTTAAGCCAGGTATTTACAACGCAGTACATAATAAGACTCTTACAACGAGAGAGGTTACGGAGATTATGGTAGAGTACGGGATACAGAATGATAATTGGAAGTTTATACCATATGAAGATTTAGATATTCAAGCAAACAGAAGTAATTGTGTATTAGATAATAGTAAAGCTAAGAGAGACTTTGATTTTGATTTTGGAGATGAAGAATATTATATTAGACTTAATTGCGCTATTTTACAAAAATCAGAATCATGGCAAGAAAAGGTATAATTTTAGCTGGCGGTAATGGAACGAGATTGTACCCATTAACATATAGTATCTCAAAACAAGTTTTACCGGTTTATGATAAACCGCTACTACTATACCCGGTACAAACAGTTTTGGACGCTGGTGTAGATGAAATTATCTTTATTATCAAACCTGATCAGTATTATAATTTTAAGCATTTAATTAACAAGTTACAATTACCGGTAAAGTATAATATTGTAATGCAGGGAGATCCTAATGGGTTAGCGCAAGCATTTATTTTAGCGGAAGAATATATTGAAGGTCATTCAGTTGTATTAGCTTTAGGTGATAATATTTTCTATAGCGACACATTAAATGAGGATCTTGCAAATATCTTACCAGATGAAAATATTATATTTGGGTATGAAGTTAATAATCCGAATGCATATGGAGTTGCTGCATTTGATGATAACGATGTGTTAATCGATGTTGTTGAAAAACCGGCTGTACCACCAAGTAAGTACGCTATACCGGGGTTATATTTCTTCGATGATACAGTCGTTAAAAAAGCAAAGAGTTGCGAGAAAAGCAATCGCGGTGAATACGAAATCGTCGATGTAATTAAGCAGTATATAGCAGAGAAAAATATTAGCTTTTATAAATTAGATAAAGGAGCTGCGTGGTTTGATTGCGGTACAATTGACGATTTATTAGATGCTGGTAATTTTGTAAAAGCTATACAAACGAGAACAAATAATAAAATTGGTTATGAAGCAAAGTAATGATGGAAGAAATATTTTAGTAACCGGCGGTTACGGATTTATAGGAGGTAATTTTATCCGATTCATTAGAGATAATTTCCCGCAGCATCGTATAGTGTGTTTGGATAAAAACGGATACGCGTCTAACGAAAATTTTGTTAAGGGTCTATGTGATGCTGAGTATAAGCTCGATTTAAGCGAGAGTAATACATTCGAAATATTATCAAAAAAAGAGAGTAAGTTTGATTATATCTTTAACTTTGCAGCAGAGAGCCATGTAGATAATAGTATTAAAGATCCATCAGTTTTTGTAAGATCTAATGTATTAGGTACGCAAAATTTACTTGAATATTTCCGTAAGGCTAAATACGGTAAACTTATACATATTAGTACCGATGAGGTCTACGGCCATTTAGGATTTAATGACCCTTCATTTGTAGAGTCAACCCCAATTAACCCTCGTTCACCCTACGCTGCGAGTAAGGCATCAAGCGATCTCTTGTGTATGGCTTATATTAATACCTTCGATTGTAATATTAGTATTACTCGATGCTGTAATAATTATGGCCCTAATCAGCATAGTGAAAAATTCATACCGACCATTATAAAATCACTTAGTAAAGATAAGAAAGTACCAATTTACGGTGAAGGTTTAAATATCCGCGAGTGGATACATGTGTATGATCATAATTTAGCTGTCTGGGCAGTCGCGACAAAAGGTAAGAATGAAGTATATAACATCGGGTCTGGATTAGAATTTACAAATATCGAATTAGTTGATAAAATCTGCAAGATAATGAATAAGGATTTGGATAAAAGTGCGGTATTTGTTGAAGATAGACTTGGCCATGATTTTAGATATAGCATTGACTGCAGTAAAATCCAAGAAGAACTGTTTTTTGAACCCTTATATACTGATTTTGACAGTCAATTAGAACAACTAGTTAAAGAATATGTATATGAAGCTTAAACAAGGAGATGTATATGCTATCCATCATGGTGATTATGCTGGTCAGATGATCGTATATATTATGCGAGATAAAAAGGAACAACGATATAATTTTCTTGCACTACCAGACATGAAGACATTAAAAATTAAACAGGAAGATTTTGATGCTGGTATTAAGACAGATCTTGTAAAGTTTGTTGAGAAAGTACCTAAACATGTCATAAAAGTCATATTAGCTCAATATAAGAAAAATGAACATACTAACGATTGATGGAAATAATCTCGTACATAGAGTTTACTATGTAGCTAAAAACCTACCATATAGGACAGAATATTTACATGTTTATATGTTTTTAAATAGTGTAAAGAGCTATATTGAGATGTATAGACCTGATAAGGTATACTGTGTTTGGGATGAGAAGCTTGATTATAAACCTAATAAACGATTAGAAATTTTACCAGAATATAAAGGTACTAGAGATAAAGAAAAAGGTAGAGAAGTTCATACTAAAAATAATTTAATTAAGGAATTACTGCAGTCGATGGGTATACCTTCTATTTTCCCGAGAGAATATGAAGCAGATGACGTTATTGCTATTATTAATAAGGAAATTGACCATGATCGGCATACAATAATAACGGTAGATAGGGATTTATGCCAATTAATTGATGAAAAGACAGTTGTATACGATGCAATTCGTAAGCTCGAACTCAATTTACATAATTTTGAAGAAAAGCTGAAATATAGTAAGAAGCAGTTTGTTAAAGTAAAGGCAATAACCGGTGATAAGAGTGATAATATACCAGGTATTAAAGGATTCGGTAAGAAGAAGATTGAAAAGTACTTTAACGGTGATGTAGATTTTAATGATGATGAACGTAAGTTATTTGAGACTAATTTACAGCTCGTAACTCTTATAGATAGCGGAGAGGAATTTGAATATGTAAAATCTCAGCTTGATAACTGCTCTTTCAAGACTGACTGGACATTTTTTATGCAGAAAGTTGAAGAACTTAAATTTAATAATATTATTAAAAGTGAATCTACATGGTATGCGACTTTTTTCCAGACTAATAGATTATTAGAACTACTATCTTAAATAATTATATGAACCCTAACGACTTTGTTAACCCAACTCAAATTAGATCACCGTATACCGGTGAGACATCACGTCCTACTTTTAACTCTTATGATAAGGAAGGTAAAACTTACGAGCAAGCAGTTTTCTCTGACCCTGTAACTGGTCATATTATCAAAAAAGGTTTAGTATCAATTAAAGATACGGAAACAGGTGAAGTAATTGCTGATTATAATGGTGTAGTAGGTAAGAGCGTTACAACACAAAGTAGAGGTTAATAGTAATTGATTACCGCTATTAATATACTATAATTAGTATGTGATAGTCGTCCCAGAACAGTATACCATACAAGTATTATACGAGAATATCTATAAGATATCGTATAATAAGTATAGCCATTCGTATAATGGTTGCTGCCCTATATGCAAAGAAGGTGACTCCTGGGGTAAGAAGAAGCGATTCTACTATATACCTAAAAAGGATCTGGCATACTGCCATAATTGCGGTTACAGCAAGAAGACTTTAAGTTTTCTTTTAGACGTTACACACAAACCTTTACATTTTATTATTAATGAGATAAAGGAATTTGATGTAGATATACAAATGCCTCGCGAAGAGGTTAAAGAAGAGAAGAAGCTAATAGATAAGAGTTTACCGGAAGATTGTATTAACTTATCTGACCCCAGTCAAGTAGAGTACTATAAAGATAATGCAGCAGTAATAGCAGCTTTGAATTTAATTAAAGTTCGTAAACTAGATAAAGGAGTTAATAAACCTAAAACATTTTATATATCTTTAAAAGACCCTGTACATAAAAATAGACTAATCTTACCTTTCTATGATGATAATGGAGATATTATATTCTACCAATCTCGAGGGTTAATGAAAAAGGATTTATATGATCGACCGAAATATCTTAGTAAAGTAGGCGCAGAAAGAAGCTTATACGGTATGCAAAATATTAATCCTGACTTAGATTATGTTTTTATCTTTGAGGGTCCGATTGATAGCTATTTTGTAGAAAATGGTTTAGCTACTTGCGGTATTACAGAGAGAAGCGATAAGATGTTTACTGTATTACAAAAGCAGCAAATTAATAAGCTTAATTTATATGAGAAGATTTACGTGTTAGATAATCAACGCTGTGATAAAGCTGCATTGTTGAAGAGTATATCTCTAGCAGATAGCGGAGAGAAGGTTTTTATATGGCCGAAAGAGTTAAAGCAGTTTAAAGACTTCAATGATATATGTGTAATCGGTAATAAAGACAAAATAAGACCCGAATTCATATTAAAAAATACATATTCGGGTCTTAAAGCTAAATTGCTTTTAACTGAGATTAAAAATAATTAGTTATAATAATCTGTTGTATCTCGGAACCCAACTTCATCTTTGATAAAATCCATTAATATCGGAAATTGATCATCACGTAGAGTATGTAAGAATTCCAACTCATCATCTCCGAGAGCATCAGCGAACTTTTCAGCCTTCTTTTCAAAATCAGAAGAATCACCTACTGATTCATCTTCTTCTGGCTCCATTCCTCCGAATTGATCATCTTCTGGAGCGTCTTCAGGAGCGTATTGCTCATTCATATCTTCAGGTAGAATTTTAGTTTGAGTATATCTTTCGAAGATTAAGTCTGTTTCTGTTGTGTTCATATTGGTATTATTTAGTTAAATTTATACTTTGGATCATTAGCACCTGCTAAATAACCTTTAAGAATTTCACTGAGTGATGAGACTTCCATTGCTACTCTAGCAATTTTTTTAGTTTCAGCATTTGAGATACTATCGAAAATTGTATCTGGTTCTGCGGAGTTAAGTGATGTTTGGATACTGTCAGATGTACCGTTAAGGTAGCTAGAGAATTCATCCATCTTCTGAATCCAGCTATTTAATTCATCATACATTTTTCTTTGTTGATCGTTAATTGACGATGTAACATCAGCAGGTGCATCAGCTCCAAGCTCGTCAGCAGTTACATCTTGTAGTTCAGCATCAAGAGCCTGTGCATCTGAAAGCTCTTCATCTTGTTCTAAAATTTTATTAAATCTCTTTAAATACGTACTCATATTTATATTTATGTAAAATAGTATAAATATATACATGAGACGAGCAATTTTTGAGGATAGTGAAATTCCAGACGTTCAAAGACAAGTCGCTGGTATAGGTACATCAGCTGTTGACGCGGGAGGTATGAGATTAGATAGCTTATTGCAGCATAAGAATGAAGATTTAAAGTCTCAAGCTGGTAATAAATTATACCCTATAAACAATATAGATGAAGCTATTTCAGATGCTTTTATTAATATTTCAAATGCACAGAGACTTTTAGATATAGCTAATCAAAATCCAACGCTAAAATCTAGTAAAAAATTGATTGTAAAATTAGAGAATAATCTCAAGCAAGTAGCTCATTTATTAGTTGACTTTGATGAAACATTGTCTATAATAAAGGGTGATGAGAAGTAGCTTTGCAAAATTTTTATATTCTATTATACTAACTGCTAGTATAAGCACGTTGATAGGGCTGATATTCAGAAGTAACTTTTGGTACGTGTTTACTTTAACTACCATTTTGCAGGTTACGGGTTTTTTAGTATTAAATCAAATTTATACTAATAGATTAAAGCAGTCACTTGAGGTAATAAAAGCAGATCAATTAAGAGAGCAAAATCGGAATTATGTAAACGTCGTATGTCCTTGCAATCAAAAAAATATACAGTTTGTTGATATACGATTTGATACTAAACCTCTTTATGTATGCGATAAATGCGATAAGCAGGTAAGTTGCGAGCCATCAGTCAAGACATTCACAGTAACATCGCCAGTATATTTTGGAAAAGATAATGAAGAGCGCTGAAGATATAACAACCGAGGTACCTAGTACATCTCTGCAACCTAAGGTGACTACAAAAGAAGTCACTTTACAGGCTATTAACGACATTCTTTTAGATACATTTTCTTACGAGAATGTCGATAACTTTAAAGCTGGTCAAGCAAGACAAGGCCAACGAGCATCTACTTCTATTACTGTGTTAAAGGATTTATTATACAAGGAAATAGAAGATTTGCAGCTAACACGAGGTACAGAAAATACTGAAAGAGCAATTAACAGTATGACGAGAAAAACTTTAATGCATCAAGTTGACAGTATTATAAGTATTCTTGAAATGTCGACAAACAAGACTGCTGATAATAGATATTATATGCTAGGTATACTCATAAAAGCTCTATATCAGAAATAGGAACATAGATATAATTATAGTATGACAGAACAGAAAGACTTATCATTAATGTCCGTAGATGAATTAGAGCAGGAAAATCTAGATTTTCTCTCCAGGCTTACTTGCCTTATATACGGGGTAAATGTTGCAGCTGATGCAGCGGAGAAGATGGGGATAGATACTACGCGTAGCAGTGAGTGGATTAAGCCTATCTTTTTTCAAAAGTATGTAGAGGAGAGACATAAGGATATGAAATATAATATTAGTAAAGCTCTTAGAGGTTGCGACGATGAAGTTTATTCCTGGTAATTCATTCACTAATAGAACGACAAAGTTTGGTCGCTATTTTAAACGAGGTAACACATATGTTATAAAGAACATATCACCTAAGGATGGTAAATTTACATATACCTTTACCAGCTCTGATGGAGATAAAGAAATTGTATTTAATACAGTTAAAGAAGCAGATGCCTTTTTAAGTAATTTCTAGTAATAATCACCGTATACATCGGTATCATTAACTCTCATATCGAAAACCTCGTCTATACTAGTCTGGTCAGCGCTATACTCATCATACCCATCTTTCTTAGGTTCAGTTTCCGTATTAGCGCCTCCAGATAATCTACCAGCAAACGCATCTTCGTATATCTGCTGATTACCAGATATACTTTCATTGAGAGAGTTGAAAGGTATACCAGGTTCGAAGCTATAATCGTAACGCTTAGCTTTAATCAGGAATACATAGTGCCCGGCAAGGTTATTAATCTGCGCGATATCTTCATCTAGCTTCTCCGTAACCTCAAAATATTTAGGTTGTCTATCTGCAGGTCTGTCATCGCCGAATTCTGATAACTGGAATATATCACCAGCTTTAGGTTCAACTATAGAGTATTGAGTATCGTATACTGATGAGAGTGTTTCAAATTTTGCCTGGAATGAAGAGATATGTATATAGGCTGTTATTTCATCATCACTTAGGAAGCCGTATTTACTTAACGTTATTGCGTTATCGTTCAGATTAACAGCCATTATTAGATCTCTAGGCGGGGCAAATGTTTTTGTTGGTTGCTCACCGTATATATTATCTGCGGAAAGAACATTGAATGTATTAACAAAGTATTCAATCTTCACACCATATTGATTTATAAGCTCTCTCCACCAATTACTAAATAATACACGTTCAGATTGCTGTACACTCTTATCTGTAAATCTCCAGCATGCTTCATCATCCTGTACAACACCGGGGTAGCAGTTATTATCGTAGTTTATACTCATTTTTGTAACATGAATGTTTGAGTTTGTGGGTTGTAAGATAAAACAATACCTGTGCGGCCGAGTGTTTGAGATTTATCTTTATGAGGTACTATACTAAATGTTTTTGTTATATACTGTAAGTCAGCTGGTGTACACGCGCAAGACCCTTTATTATTCTTTAAATTTTCTATCTTCTGATTCTTAGATGCATCTGTTTTAACATAATCAGGTACCAGATTTACATGTTTACGTCTATATGTTGAATGAGTATCAGTGAACCCAGTGCCTCTATGTCTGTGATTAACGCCAGGTTGTGTGCCACTATATTTGCTCTCAAAAAACTTTTTAAACGGTAACATATTTATATTTATGCAAAAAAAAGCTGCAACCAATAAAGTTGCAGCTTTTTTAAATTATATTAATCTATTAAGCAAATAATGAACCGCCAGTAGAACCAGTCTTTGTACCGCCTACTTTATTGTTCTTCGATGTAAGTTTACCTTTACCATCAGCAAGTGGCTTACCCTTACCATCTACGGTTGATTTAACTTGACCTTGTGCTTTACCACCAGAAGCTTTAACAGATCCAACTTTATTCTGCTTTGATGTAAGCTTATGACCAGCTGAGCTTGGAACTTCTTTCATTTCAGTAGCTTCATCAACTGTCTCATCTTCATCTTCATCTTCTTCAGCTTCTTCAAAAGAATTAAATCCTTCTTCGCCTTCGTAATCTTCTTCACCGGCATCGTCATCGTCATCTTCAACTTCTTCTTCTCCGAGTTGAGATTGGATTAGGTCACATAATTGCTGTGCCATATCACGGTCAAGAGTTAATGTAATCTCGTCAGTCTCTTCAGCGTCTGCGCCAGTTTCATCAGCGTCAATACCGAGAGCGTCAAGCTCTTCAATAGATTCGTCACCCATTACATCTTCAAATAATTTATCAAAAACAGATTTCATATTAATATTTATACCTTCTCTATACGTTTTTTCAACTTTTTCATCAAACTTTTCTGAACTATATTTTTCTGGCTCGTATAAATTCTCTTTATCGCCTTTTTTCTTTTTAGGATCTATAGGCGCATGCATGCCTTCAATCTCATAAACCGGATCTGTAGTACCCTCACCACCAGCATGCTGTATTTTTTTTGCTTCTTTTGAATCAAGTTCAACGGCACCTGGACCAGGCTTGGTGTTCATTTTTTTGTCTCCACCTTCGATAGGTCTAGTAGTTTTACCTTCTTTTATGATCGAGTCAGCGTATACGTTCCATATCTCGGTTAGATTATTCTTTTTTGACATATAAATATTTATAGCATTATGGTTAAAAATAAACAGAATTATATGAATAATCCTAATCTACCAGCGGTAGGCGCGGAATTTGAGTATACTCCAGATCAAATCAAGCAATTAACAAAGGCAAAAAAGAACCTTTTATACTTTGCTGAAAACTTCTTTCATATTATTTCGTTAGATGATGGTAAACAGAAGATTAAGCTACATTTACCTCAAAAACGCGCTCTACGTAAGATGCGCGATAATAGATTCTTTATTTTATTAGCATCGAGACAGATTGGTAAGACAACAATGATGACGATCTATGCTCTATGGATTGCTTGCTTTAGTAATGATCAACGTATCTTAGTTGTAGCTAATAAAGAAGGTACAGCTATTGAGATCATGCAACGAATACGAATGGCCTACGAGGAATTACCAAACTGGCTAAAGCCAGGCGTTAAAGAGTATGGTAAAACGTCGGTAACTTTAGCCAATGGTACGAAGATAGGTATATCCACAACAACTGGTACTGCAGCTCGTGGTCAATCTGTAAACTGTTTAATTCTAGACGAGCTCGCCTTTATTGAACCGCATCTGGTTGAGGAGTTTTGGAAGTCAGTCTATCCAATTGTATCGTCATCGAAAAAATCAAAGATCTTTATTGCATCTACAGCTAATGGTACTGGTAATCTATTTTATAAATTATATACAGGAGCAGAAAGCGGCGAAACTAACTGGGCATGTGATAAAATTCTATGGAATGAAATTCCAGGTCGTGATGAACGATGGAAAGAAGATACGATTAATTCTATCGGCTCTATAGAAGCGTTCAATCAGGAGTTTAACTGTGAGTTTCTCGATTCCGGTGAAAGTTCATTAAATGAAGAACTCTTTGCAAGGCTGATGCAGAGAACACAGGAACCAAAATTTGTATTTGATGAAGGTAAGTATCTACTATGGGATGAGCCTTCTAGCGATGGTATATATATTGTTAGCGTCGATACCTCGGAAGGAGTAGGGGCTGACTATTCTGTGGTACATGTTTTCGATTACCGTGATCTTACTAATATCAAACAAGTCGCTACATATTGCGATAATACTATATCACCATATAATTTTACTGAAAAGGTATATGAAATCTTACAACATTGGGGTAATCCTCTAGCGTGTATAGAAAGAAACAACTGCGGTGCGCAGGTAGTTGATAATTTGAGTCGCCATCATGGATATGAAAATATAGTATGCTGGGGAGCATCTGCTGCCGGTAGAGCTAAAAGTCAGCTAGGTATTATTGCTCATACTAATACTAAACATAAGGGCGTTACTAACATGAGATACTGGATCAATGAATTAGAAAGTGTGGAAATACGCGACGCTAATCTTGTAAAGGAGTTAAGAGACTTTATTCGATACCCAAACGGTACATGGGCAGCTAAAAGAGGTGCTGGTAATCATGACGATAGGGTGATGTCGATGATATGGAATCTAATTATACTAGAAGATGAAGTAGTTAAAAAATACTTCGAGATAGTTCAGCTCGATAAAAATAAAAAACCATTACAGATCAAACAATTTGACTTCGGGATTAAATATTTTATGAACCCAACATCTATTTATAGTAATGAGAAGACGGAAGATAGTTTCGATAACACACCGCCGATTTTAATTGGCAACGCAATGAATCAATCATCTGACATGGATCAATTAATGGATATGGGCTTTAAACCTTTACAATAACAATATGTCACTAAATCAATCACAGTTTAATAAGAGTCGCTTAGATAAATTTCTAATGGTAATTAACTTACCAGACCCTTTAAAAGGTATTAATACAACAGACTTGAGTGTACATACCGATAATAAGATAAATGAGAATTCTCTACAGTTCTCAGTTTACGGTGCAGTAATTCCAAATATAGCGGTACCTGAAATTACTGAACAATACGCCGGTCAATCCTTTAAAATCTCTAGCCATACTAGACCTCCTTACGAGAACGTATCAGTGAACTTTACTGTAGATAGCAGATTTAACAATTATTGGGTTCTTTATAAATGGTTGGATTTACTGAATAATGATAAACTGTCAGTTTTCGATTCTGATGATCTGTCTAAGACACCAGCTATAGCTACATCTAATAGAAACAAAGTTAAGTCACCTAACCCTGCATCATTATATCAAGCTGATATAACATTATATGCCAAGGATGAATATGATGAAAATGTAGTAAAATTTATATACACTAACGCATTCCCTGTTAATCTTGGAGGTATTAACTTCAATTACAGAACCGAAGGTGAGATTGAAACGACATTTGAATTCGCGTTCTCCCAGTTATTAGTTGAATTACTGTAATTTTTAGATCGAAATGCCATAAATAATATTATGGGACGTACAATTCAATCTCCAGGTGTAGAAATAAAAGAAGTCGATTTAAGCTTAAGACCTGCTATAGCAACAGGTACAACCGTGCTAGCAGCAGGTTTTACAGATAGAGGACCAACAGATGAAGTTATTCAAGTGACAAGCTTGAGCGAATTCGAGCAAATTTACGGAGCACCGACCACTCCAGCTGAAAGATATTTCTACCATTCCGTTAGACCGCTGTTTAATTCACCGGCGAATATTTTAACATATCGCCTACCTTATGGTAGTGATACAGGTGCTGGTTTCGGTAATAGTTACGGTGCACTAGTGTATCCATGTAGTGCGGTTGCTTTATCAGGTGCCGGTGTTTATTCAAGCACCTTTTCACAAGTAACAGATGAAAGCGGTGAAAGTGTACCTACAAACTATATTTTAGGCAAGCCAGTGCACTACGAACTTACACAAGAGCAATTCTTTAGTATACAGCAAAGACAAGGTTTTGAATGGTCAGATGTAATCAATCCAAATCCATCAACTTTTGATGATCTAGGTGGAGCAGCTGTTATTGTTCTCAATAAAGGTCAGACAACAGTTAATAATAAATATGAAGGCTTCTATGTAGGTCTTGCTGATAATACAAACTTAAACGAAGCGACAAACTTTGATGCTATTCTTACAGCTGAAACAGTAGGTGCTAGCGCTACTTCAACGAGTTCATATTTACGTTTACCGGAAGGTCGCCTTAACTTCGCGTTATCCGCACTAAATGACGCTCAGTCAAATACGTTTGGTCAGGAATCAGATAGTATTGCTGAAATCATGGAAAATCTTACTGACTATGATATCGCAAGACCATCATTCGACGATACATTATCTGTTGGTTTATTCAAACTTAGACAATCAGTATTTGCTTCTGATGTTATTAAGTTAGATTACGTTCTATCAGAAAGTTATGTTGGTTCTTTCGATTACCATCGTCAACAGCAATCACAAACCGGTGGAGCAGCTCAGAGCTTCTTCTTAGGATTTAAAGAAGATCAATCACCGAACGTAGAAGTACTTATTAATGATAATCTCTCGCGTAGAAATGGTGATACGTGGTTAGGTCTTGATGGGTTACCTGTTAATAAAGTTAGATTAGCATCAACAAAGTTTAGTACTGCTCCTCTCGCGGAAGCAAATTGGCCTATACTTTCATCTGGCTATGTAGCTACTGGTTATGAAACCGCTGCACCGTTTGTATCAGCAGCTCTTGTTGATACAGCAACAACATTAGGTGTAGCTGATAGCTTATTTACAGTGGGTGCATATACTAATGCAAATCTACAGTCAACGCAGAAAGATCTTGGTTCTATTCCGCAAAAGCTTGATAGATTACTCGATACTGTTGAAAATCCAGATATCTTTGATATCGATATTACGATTGAAGCTGGTCTAGGTACTATTAATGCAGGTAGAGAAGCTACTGGTGATGGTAAGTACTATGATGATCTAACTAATGTACCAATGTCTGGTTTTGCTAAATCTGATATTACATTAATTAGCCAAGATGCGCAGACTTATAGAGATAACTGGAAGACAATCTACAATAGATTTAACGACTTCGCAGAGAAGAAGAGAAAAGATCACTTGTTTATTGCTGACCTTCCTAGACCGATCTTCTTAGAAGGTGCAAACTTCAAGACATTACAGGATCCTAATAAGAACTTCTCGTTAAATATCAATAAGCCTATCCAAGCATTCACGTCCATCTTGAATTCTAGCTACTCAACAACGTATGCTGCTTGGACTAAAGTTTATGATGCGATGCTAGATGATCAGACATGGGTACCATTCTCTGGTACTGCTGCTGAGATAATGGCTAATACTGATAGTAACTTCCAACCTTGGTTTGCACCAGCTGGTTTCACGCGAGGAAGAGTAGGTAGTGTAAATGACATATGTCTCTACCCGAAACAGAAACAGAGAGATCAGTTATATAAGATTTCTGTTAACCCTGTTGCGTTCTTCCCAGGAGAAGGTTTTGTTACCTTCGGTCAGAAGACATTGCAATCAGCGCCAACTGCGTTTGATAGAATTAATGTTCGTCGTCTGTTCTTAAACTTAGAGAAGTCAACACGTACAACTATGAAATACTTCATATTTGAACCTAATACGCTGCTTACAAGAACTCGTATCATTAACACACTAACTCCTATCTTTGAGAATGCAAAGAATACAGAAGGTGTTTACGATTACTTGATCGTCTGCGATGAGAGAAATAATACTCCAGATATCATTGATCAAAATGAACTTGTGGTTGACATCTATCTGAAGCCAGTAAGAGCTGCTGAGTTCATTCTTGTTAATTTCTACGCAACAAGAACCGGTACAGATTTTACCGAAATCGTCGGATAATATTAACCCTTAACAAATTAAGCCGGTCTGAAAAGACCGGCTTTTTTTTATATGCATATAAAAAACAGTTAATCTAGATTAAATAATTACATGGCAGACGTTAAACAAACGATACAGGATTTTTATACCCAGGCTCAAGCAAAAGACTTCGCGAGAAATAATCTGTTTAGAGTGTTAAACATTGACTTTGGAGATGGCAGTGATGTATCTATCGGTGAAGAAGATTTAGTTTATGTAACAACAGCGACTCTACCTGGTAAAACTATTCAAGATGTTACAATTCCTTACATGGGACTAGACTTTCATGTACCTGGCACCGTTAAATATAATGGTTCAGAGGGATATTCGCTAACTTTTAGAGCTGATGAATCATATAATCTATATGATAAATTCCAGCAAGTAATTAATGATACATTTAACGATGAGGATTCAACAGGTAACTACTTCACTCCAAAAGCTAGCTCTGTTATTGACTTAGTACAGTTAGATAAAGAATTGAATAGAGTTTCTCAATACCAGTTAGTTGGTTGTAGTATCAGAAGCGTCGGTGATTTATCGTATGATGTTACAGCAACTGGTGAAGTGCAGACGTTTACAGTAACTGTTGCTTACCACTATTACAGAAAAACAGCATAAATTTAATTAATTTACTAAAAGGCCGTATCGTTTGATACGGCTTTTTTTTGCTTAAATATTATATATGGGTATATTAAACGCAGCAAATAATGCATTACAGGGAGTTTCAAACCTTACGCAAGGTGCGTTAGGCGGTACATTAGCGCAACCAAATGTAAATCTTTTTGGTACAAATATACCCGGGGTGCCGTTAGTAAGCTTTAGAAATAATTTTATTAGATCTATGGAGACGTGGGTCGGGGCTTTACCACTAAGAACGCAGTGGGTTGTATTGTTCGATTCCTTTCCTGTAGGTTTGAATACAGATATTTTACAGGCTCTAGAGCCAGTTCAAGGTGATAAGAAAGGATTTGATATAGATAGAGCTAAAGCTTTTTTAACATCTTACCCCGCGCAGGGCATTGTTGGTTGTATATTCGCACAAGGAGCGGATATACCTGATGATACCATACAATCACCGGTAGCGTCAATTACAAATAATAGAGGATTTATACCTGGAAGAATATCTGGCAACAGATCTGAATTTAGCCCTTTGACGCTACAGTTTAGGGAGACTAACTCTTCTTTTATTGATTCTGTTATTAGACCGTGGGTTATATTAGGAGGGCACGCCGGAATGGTAGCCAGGGATGAAAATAATAAACCTGAACTTAGCCCTAAATCAAATATTACTGTAGTGCAGTATACGAGATCATATCAAGGTGTATCTCAAATACCTCGGAAGGTGTGGAATTTCTACAACTGTGTACCATTTAGTGTCGGTAGTAGAAACTTAACATATGATGCTGAATCTGTGCAGATAGATACAACGCAGTGGAATTACAGTCATTATACAGTCAGTGACAACCTATACTTGCCTTTACCTGATCTAATTGATAAGTTATTTTAATGATTGATAATTTAATACCAGTAAAGCTTTCGAAAAGCGAGGTATATTTCAGAGAACCTACATTTTACGAATATAAAAATATATGTAAAATGTTACTATCGAGTGATAGTAAGTATATAAGTGATTGCTTTAATCGCTTAATAGAATCATGTATATATATAAACACATACCTGAATATTATAGACAAATTTAAATGTATTATAGCTATGAGAAATACCGTTCTTGGTAACGAAATATCATTCTTAGAAGATAGTAAAAAAATAACATTAGACATCTCGATACTGTTAGATAAAGAATTTGATGATACCCCGGTAGAGTATGATATATTTACATTTCGAAGCCCTGTTAATTTTTACGCATCAAGCTATGATGAATTCGTTTCACAATGTTTAGTAAATGTAAAAGGTGCTTGTGTTAAAGATTTAAATATCAGCCAGAAAGCCGAGATTTTAAACGAAACATGTTTACCATTAACTGACATTTTCAAGCAAATCCAAGATCAGTTTTCAAGGAGACAGATAAACATCTTCAGAGATAAAACGATTAATATATATAATTCTGCAGAATTATTGCCGTTTTTGAAGAGTATATTTCAAGAGGATCTTAATAGTATTTTGCAGTTTGAGTATATATGTATGCGAAATTTAGATCTCAGATCTGCGGATTTTAAGATGTATACATACCCTGAGCTTAAGATTTTCCTTAATCATTTAAATAAAGAGCAGCAAGATAGTAAGCAGGGTAGTAACGCGCAGTAGTTGTTATTCGTATAATTAAAAATAAATATTTCTATGTCTGATAAATTTAACGATATTCTAAATGAGATTAAAAGTACCCGTAGTGTCTTAACGGTGTTTTTACCGTCTACGCAGACAGAGGTGGAGCTATCTCCTCTTACATTAGCTCAGCAGAAGCTAATTATTGAGAGTACTTCAGATACAACGCTAGGCGTCTTATTCTTTAATAACATTTTTTATAAAATTTTAAAAGATAACCTTAACGGTAATATAAAAGACTATAACACAATTGACCGTGTTAATTTAACATTGGCGCTGAGACAGCATCTCAAAGATAGTATTGATGTAGAAAGTGATGAGACGGTATCAAAACTATTGACTCGTAATAAAGATATTCCGTATAATATTGAACCTGTAACGGTAACGACAGGCGATTTTACATTTACTGTTCAGGCTCCTACTCTTGATGTTGATAACTTTGTAAATACCCACTTATTAAACAAATATAAGAATACATCGTTTGATGATAATAAGCTTAAAAATTTAATAAGTGATTTGTATGCATGTGAGATTTTAAAGTTCATAAAGAGTATAAAAATAAACGATAAGGAAGTTAATTTACATAATGAATTGACTCAGAGTATTAAAGTATTAGAGAGTATTGACAGTATCCACTTTAAACAGGTTACAGACTATATTAATACAGTTAGAGACGAAGAAGCAAAATATACAAAATATACCGCTGAGGATAAATCGATAGATATTACTCCTGATTTGTTTATACTTTAGATTAATTATTAAATAATAGTATGGCAGACACTACTATAGCTGATGCATTACTATTAATATCAAAAGTATCATCTTCAACAGAAAAGAGACTATCTCTACTTGAAAAGGTAGTTGGTGAGAATACTGCAGCTATTAAAGCAAAGATATCACCAACACGTGCAGTTGAAAAGGTAGTCGGTCAAAAAGTAGATGCAATTAAACCAATATCAGCTCCTAGACAGGTAGTCGAAAAAGCAAAGCCTGTTATTGTTACTGACTTTGGTAGAAAGGCGGAAAATGACCTGAAAATACTGCGCAGTGATGAATCAAAAGATACCGAAGATAAAGAGCCTGGTAAAGGTGGTATGGGGTTTATTAAGAAGCTCATAGGACCTGCATTACTAGTACTTGGAGGTCTCGCAGCTCTTATAACTGGTATAATGTCTGATGGACCTTTAAAAGGTCTTTTAAATATATTATCCAAAGGTGGTATTATTGGCGGTGTTAAGCTTTTCCAGAAGATGGCAGGTAAGCAATTAGCTAAATTTACCGGTCTATTTGCTAAAATAATGCCTAAAAATTTATTTGCTAATGTAATTAAAAAGGCGAAAGGATTTTTAGGAGGTATAACTAAATTTTTATTAAAACCGTTTGCTAAAATAGCAGGTAAAGGTGGCGCGAAAGGTCTTTTCGGTACTATAGGTAAATTATTTAGTAAATTTTTAAAACCGGTCTTAAAGCGTATACCTGGTATAGGTTCACTTATATCATGGGGATTTGCTGTTAGTAGGTTTAAATCTGGCGATTTAGTAGGTGGTTTAATTGATGTAGCGTCCGGTATAGCGACTTTATTCCCTGGTATAGGTACTGGTATATCTATTGGGCTAGATGTACTTAATGCTTTTCTTGATGTAAAAAAGGACCCGGAAGAAGTTAAACCGGCTGGTTCCGGTTTTAAAATGAGTGATTTCTTCGGTAAGATTAAAGAAAAGATAATGAATAACTTCCCTATTAAGAATCTCGTAAGTATGTGGGGTGGTGCTAAGAAGGTACTAACTGGTGATATTAAAGGCGGTCTAACTGATATGGCTATGGCTATACCTTTTATGGCGCCGTTAGCAGATTTCTTCTTCGGTGAGAAAGACGAGGATACCGGCGAAAGAAAAGGAGGGATGCAAGGTAAGAGTTTCGGTGAAATACTTAAAGTTATCGGGTCAACTCTAAAAGAAAAGGTAGGTAAGACTCTACTCAAGGCTATACCAAGTGCGTTCGGGTTAAAGAACAGAGCTGCTAAACTATTAGGTATATCTATAGATGATACAGGGGGTATGGAAGATCTATCTGAGGCAGAAGTAACTGAATTGGCTCGGACTCAACCCCAGGCAGCAACAAGAGAATTGCCTGATTCTAAGCCATCATCATTCGCAAGTGAAGATAAAACAGTTAATAATATATATTCTGACGATAATATGAAGCAGCAGCTTAAAATTGCACAGGCTCATTCGAAGCTAATTGTTAATCAGACAAACATGAGCGGCGAGTTACTCAATACTCAGATTGAACTTCTAAAGGAGAATATAAGCCTTCTTAGAGAAATAGCTGATAAAACGGGTGTAGGTGCAAATATTATCACAAATAATGCGACATCTGTAACTAATATGAATAATCAGCGTAATTTGAGAGATCTTCAAGAAGTATATTCATATTAAATAATAATATATGAGTAATCTTTGGAATTTACAGTTTGGCGGTACTGCAGCTGTGCCTATTTTAACGAGAGGTGAAGGGAAGTTATCGGATAGTACTTCTGATATTAAGGACCTTACTAATCTTGGTATTTATGGAGATCAATCTGCTCAAGTTAAAGATCCAATTAATGTCGTAAAAGATTTTGCATGGACAAACAGTCCGAAGAGCTCTCGTGAAGATGTGCCTAAAATACAGATGATCGAGCAAAGAATAGTGTTGAATTCTACAGTAACCAACATGATTTATTCTACGCTTGCTTCTGCAGATACTGTCGCGGCTGGGTTAATCAACACACCGGTTGGTATATTTGATAGAGTACAGGCAGATAATAATATAGCTACAGACGCTTCAGCTGCAGCTGCAGAAACATCTGATGAGTCTCAGGAGAAATCTCTAAAGGAGAAGATAAGAGATCAGTATGAAAAGGCTTTACAGGGCGGCTACTTTAAGACATTTGATAGTGATGTTTTAAAACCATATGAAGGGCTATACGCTACTGAATATACGGGATTTAACTACTATTTTCCGTATCTAGAAGATTCGTATAAAGAGATATCGAACAGTTTCGGGGACAGTGAGAGTAATGTAGCTGGTCCTATTGCAGACTTAATGGGAAGTCTTTCGAAGGGGTTAGCGGGTATAGCTAATATAGTAAAGCCTGGTACATATATCGAAAAGTCTCAGCAATTTTCGATGGGGCAAAAAGGTAGAGATGTATCATTTACAATACCTCTACTCAATACAGGCACTTTTGATGATGTTAAAAGAAACTGGCAGTTAATTTTTGGACTAGTCTATCAAAACAGACCAGGTAGAGTTAGTAAGAGTATTATAGATCAGCCAGTTATTTACGAGGTACATATACCCGGTGTTGCGTATATGCCGTATGCTTATATATCAAACTTATCAGTTAAATTTTTAGGGAATAGACGTGACATGGAGCTCGAAGTACCAGTTATGGATGAAGGAGTTGACGGTGGGGTATCAAATAATATAGGTACAATCCGGACCGTAGTACCTGATGCATATGAATTGAATGTCACAGTAACCGGGCTCAATGAAGAGACGAGAAACTTTATATATGCGAGTGTTAAAAAGGATAAACTGACAGTTAATAAACCCGTTGAAGCAGCCGCTACACCCTCACCGGCTACAACACAGGTCGGCGCGGCTACAGAACCTACTATTGTTGGTAGAGCAACAGGTCGTCGCAATAGTCAATAGGTATAAATAATATTATGGAAGGTAAATTTCAAGATAAGGTAGAATTATTACCAGATTTAGAGTTATATAGATATGAAAATATCTTTAAGCTTTATAAGCAGGGTGAGAATGATTACTATTATTATAATATTCTTAAGAAGATTAAGATACCTGAAGATATTAATGAACAGATCTTTGACTTTGTTAAATTTCCACATGCAATGCCTTTAACCACATTGAGCTATAGAGTATACGGTACAACATACCTATGGTGGTTGATCATGGTTGTTAATGATATATCTAATCCAATGTCAATTGAATCTGGAAAGCGGGTTAGAGTAGTAAAGAAAGCTTTCCTCAAAGTTTTATTAGAAAGTATTAAACAGCAGCTGCAATGAGATATACATATGATACAGTTTATGATGAGCAGTTTAGTTATACGATAGATAATCAAAAATATATATTTAAAGCTACTCTGTTCAACCCTGACGGTGATCTATTAACTATCACGAAGAGTTCAGTCTTAGAATTAAACTTATTTGATAATATTTTTGAACCATGGTTAAACGGGACTGTTGTTCTAGATAATACAGAGGATGCTCTAGAGCGATTTGTATCAACGCCGAGTGACGCCGAGTTTAATACAAATAATAAATCATACAAAGGTTATACTGTTAGAGGTGATGGCCGTGATTTATTAAAAATAACTATTATACCACTAGATGGTAATACACAGGATTATAATCAGTTAGATGCAGATATGCTTAAATCTTTCGCTATCTCTTATATTTTTTGCTTGGAAGATGAAGAACCTATCGACTATAATGGTGTAAGTGCAAAAAAATATACTATAACTGATTATGATTTGCAGATTATGAAGGAGCGTAAAGCCTTCTTCTCATCGTCTAATGTTTTAGGTGACGTTACCGATGTAACTCAATTAAGCAATTCAGATCGACAAGTTGAAACCGGTAAATGCCTTAGAGCGTTAATTAAGAATGTTCTAAATGATAATGCTTCTATATATACAACAGTAGAGCCAGTTTCTGGTAATGAAATTACACCTTTTTTTGAAGATGGATCATCAAAGATATTCTATTCATCGCCTGCTGAAAATAATGCTTATGAAGATATAACATATATTATGCAGCGTCATACGAGCAGTGACGG